AACTTACCCGATGCTAATTCGGCTTTAGATATACCAACACCTAAACGGCCAATAGCGGCATTTTGTCCTAAATAGGCTTTTTGTAAACTTTGTGAAACTTGAGTAACTGTCTTGCCTGTACCAGCTGCAATATCTAAAGATAGGTTTAATAATTCTTGTGACTTACTAACTGACCCGGTGGCTCGCAATAATCGATCCATGGCTGGGCGTAGTTCATCATCAAGTACGCCAGTCTGCTGCTCTAAGTTATCAATAAACCGACCAATAATAACTGTATTGTTATCATAATTAAGGCCTAAGTTTTTAATTGTTACGCTTAATGATCGCGCAGCATTATCATCCTCTATAAATGCTTTAGCAGATGATTTGGCAAAATTTAATACAGCCTTAGCACCAAAAGCAACGCCAAAAGTTTTAGCTAAATTCTTTACGTTTTTTTCTAAAGATGAAGTAGATTTTCCAGCCTTATCAAAGGCTTTTTTGCCAGTAAATTCGGCGGCTATATCAATTCTTACGGATGGATCTACGGCCATTAGTTGTACCCCACAGCCGCATTAAATTTATCCCGGGCAGACTCAATAGCTTTAATGACAGCTGCATTAGTCTTACCGCCATCCTCTTTCCATGCGCGAAAGATTGCGCGGCCTTTCATTTTACGAGATCTACGGCCTGCGCCTGTTTGATTATTAGCATCTACTATTGTGCTGTATTGGTTTAAAGCCTGAATAAATATTGACCCTGCTTGTGGGTTACGGCTACGACCTTGATTTTTACCAGCCGCCACAATATTTGCACCTTGGTTATAGCCTGGGCGTTGCACAATAAATGATGAACCTTGCTCACGCCCATTAGTATAAACACGGCCAGCGGTTTCATATATTGCGCCAGATGCAGATGCATTTTGAATACGAGCTAACGATCTAAAACCTTGGCGGTTTACTTTACTTGGCGTGGTTTTATAACCTACGCCACCTTTAGCAGCTCGACTATCCCATATTGGAAATCTGCCGTTACTCGATGCTTTACCCCAACCCGATAACGGGGCTTGGGATGGGATAAAGCCACGAGCCTTAGACACTACAGGTTTTAATAAACCAGCCATTTCTTTCTGTGTTTCTTTAGCTAGATCAGGCGTAAATTTCTTTAAGGCTTTACGGAGATCAATGCCGCCTTTTACTGTTACTGGCATTTTTCATCTCCTTATTTCGATCTTTCATCGCTTGTAATAAAGCCTTAAACATCCTGCTGTCTAGTTCAAGTAAATCATTGGGCGCGATCTGCAATTCGATACTAAGCCTTGCGACCAGGTAAGTGAACGAGTCACGCCCTATAGTTCCGGGTCATCATCTAACACTTCCACCTTGGCCAGCATCTCAACGAAATCTGCACCGAATAATGGAATTGTTACAGCTGCGCGCTTTAGACACTCGTAAGCAAGCCAGAACACATCGGACTGCTTTTCATCATCTCTAAAAGCTTTGTGAAAACCTTTACCTTTATACGCTTCAAAGGCGAACTCGATAGCCGGGGTTATCTGGTGTTCAGTAACCTCGCCTGTTACCCTTGTTATTTTGAGTTTTGCCATTTTTTTGCCCTTTCGTAGTTAGGTTAGAACGCAACCGTTGGTGATACGGTTACAACTGAATTTACGGTAAATGAAAGGCTAGATGCCGCTTCATCGCCCACGCCGCCGCTACCGACAGGTGTTAGGTTATTTACTAGGATGCTGAATTGATATGAAGGGTTAGCAGCTGACACAGCAGTACCTTTTACTGTAATCATTGAAATAGCAAGTGTTTGACCAACTGCCGCATTTAATGTCTGCATAACTTGAGATGATGCCCAGTCATTAAAAAAGTCAATCGAAAAGGTTGCAGCTTGCAAACCCGCCACGTAACGATGTGAAAGATCACCCATGCTGGTGACCTCAAGCTCGTCAAATGTCTGCGTTAGAGTTACTGCCGATACCAGGCTAGAGATGTCAATGCTTGGTACTGTTGGCGCGGCCGCTGTGGCAAGTTTCACGCCAACATTATTATTTAAATAAATTGCCATTTTGTTTATTCCTCGTCTGTTTTTGTAGTGGCTTTAGATGGTGCTGCGTTTTCTTTCACTTGGCCAATTTTAATAAGCCAAGCTATATCGGATTCGTTACTCATGGTTTAACTCCAGCTCGTTAGTATGGATATATTAAATTCGGCTGTTAATAGATCGCCGCTATCTGCATTTAATACGCCAGGCGCGCTAACGCTAGTTATATTAAATACAAGGTTAGATGCAGCTAGTTTTGTATAAGCTGCAACGATAAAATCCTCAATGCCCTGCAGGTTTCCCTGGTTGTCAAACATTGGCACGGTTAGCAAAATCTTAAAATTAGCCAGCGGTGAAATAGTTATCTGGCTGTTATTGCTGGGTGTGAGATATGGATCGGCTGGGATTACCACGCAGCTGTTAGCCAGGATGGTTGCGGGTGGGTATGCGAATACCGACCATACGCCGTTATTGGTTAAAGCCGTTGCGATGGTGCTACGCAGGGTTGTAATAGCCGCCGTAGGCATTTATCCCACCATGCTATTCGGATTTATATAAGGGCTGAGCAATCCGCGAATTTTGCCGATCATGCTGTTACCCATGCGGTACGGGCTAGGGCTAAAACCATCGAGTCCTACGCCGCCAGTCTGGGATACCTGGCGAGCCTGCCAAATATCAACGGCCAAGATCATTGCAGCTTGGCGAACGCTTGCTGTATTTACGTATGTGGCTGTCTTTGTATCCTCGCCTGTAGCTGTGCCATAAGGCAATACACGGCGAAAATTTTGATTTGCTGCAACCTTGGCATATTGAATAAAGCTATAACCCTGTGGGTATTGGAAATAATTAAGCTGCAGATTAAACGCAGGCAAGATATTTCCCGTGCCTGTTGAAAATGGAATAGTGCCTGTAATTGTGTAAGTGCCGTTAAAGGTTGATCCAGCCCCGGCAATAGTTACCGACTCTGTGGCAGTAAATATGCCGGGGTTGGCGATCATTACGGTCGCAACGTTGCTTACTAATGCAGTCCCCACGACTGGCGCAGAATCAAACCAAAGGAAACTGTTGATTTGATCCTGAGCAGCTTGGCAACACTCCTCGACCGTACTATCTGAATAAAGAGTACCGATACCTAAATTGGCACGTAGCTCGGCTACGGTAACGTAACTAGCTGGCATCGGTACTCCTTACTTAGTAGGGGTCGGTAGGGCAAAGGGCTAATGCCCTACCGACTATTAGGGTTATTGTTTACGGTAGCTTTGCAAACTTAATAATACCGTTAGGCATTTTTGCAATAGTTGCCATGAAACCATAAATAGCGACCTGTACTTGTAGGTTGCTTACTACGTTTACAGACATGTAAGCCTGTGGGCTGCGATAAACAGTAAATGCTTCTGGTGCAAGGATTACAGCTGAGTTATCATCAAACGCAGTTTGTGTAAAGTTCTTATCTACATATAGATCAAGTCCTAGCACGTTGCCGCGAATTGATGAAGGTGCAACCTGGCCTGCTGCGTTCATTGGTTGAATTGCGTTGTAAATTGGGCGGCCAGTTGTATCAACAGCACCTAATAGTGCCTGGTACTGCGCTGGGTTTCCAATGTAGTTTTGTGCAAAGTAACCTGTGTTTTTGTAAACAGCAGATGCAGCTTCTGATGAGTAAGCAATAATGCCTGCGCTGTCGCCTGTTGTTGCAGTTCCAAATGTACCTGCAGCTTGTAATGCTGTTAGTGCAGCTGTATCAATAGCTGTTAAAAAAGCATTTTGTAGTTGCTGTGTAAGTTCATCATAAAAGCCAGGGTATCCAGCTCTTTCTAACAATTCTACGGATAGCGTATTCATGCCTGAATATTTTTGTACAGTTCCGCTTAGGTAAGAAGTTTCCATACCTGTATTTTGTACGTTGCCTGCTTCGGCCTCGACTGTTACAACAGGTGCTACGCCTGTACCGCCGCCTGCAGATGTGACAAGTGAAGGCACATTAATTGTCATACCAGTTGGTGGCAGAACGCCTTGGCTACAAGCATCAATAGTTGGTGTACCAAAACGTGTGTTAGTAACGAATTCGCTTAGGTATTGTGTTGGGTTAAAGCCTGGGTTAGTGCTGAAAGAATCATCTGCAGCTGTTACATACAACATTGAATCTTGGTTGCCTAAAGCAGCCTGAATTTTATGCTCTGTGTACTTGCCCATAGATGTAATTGGTGTGCGTACTGTTTGGCTGTCTAATACGGATGGGCGGATAATTGGGCGAGCTGCTTGAACTGGTGCAGCCTCGACTGGTTTTTCTGCCGGTACATCCGGTGTATCAATAGGGGCTGTAGTCACAGCTGCCTCGCTTTCGGTTTCGGTTTCGGTTTCAATCATCTCTGTATGGATGATTGTGGTTTTTGTGCTGTTTGCTGCTTCTAGTGCAGCCTTAGCAGCTGCAATATCAGTAACCGCTGCTGAATCAAAAGCAGCCGACTCTACTAGGCTTACTTCTTTTAGGACTGCAGCGGTAACTAACAGGTAGCCTTTCATCTGCTTTGATGCGGATACATCCACACCAACGGATAAACCAGATACAAGGTTTTCCTGAGCTAGTACAAGTGCATCCTGTCCCCGGCTGCTACTTGAAATTTTAAAAGATGCATAAATGCCATCTGTGCCATCGCTAAAGTTTGTAGCACGGCCTACTGGCTTAGTGCTGTCATGCTGCATTAGCAATTTGATTTTTGTTGCATCTGGAATTGCGATAGATCCTTTTTCAAATACAACCGGGCCAGCAGACGTATAACCGACTTCATTGTATGGCGCGATTTTGCCTGAGATCATGCGGCGATCTCCATCGGCCGCTTCGATCGCGTTATTAAACGTTAAGTGTAACATTTTCGGTATCTCCTGATCCATTAGGCGTTAATTGTTCCATCTGTTGCGCTTGCGATACATCTATCAAGCCAAGGTTTAACATTTTTTCTATTGAGTCAAGTCGCGCCATAGTATCTGCGCGTAGGAAAGTTTCATCAATAGCAAAACGCACTACGTTACCGTGCGCAGTAATGTCATCCATGCTTAAACGATTTTCGATTGCGCTAATAAATGGTTGTAATGAGTAGGCTACGAATTCTTTACGGCCATCTAAAATATTTTGATAGGTCATGCTGTTATTCATATCTGCGCTTATGTAATATGCCGGCACGTTCATTAAACGCGCGATTTCTGTAGCAAGATATTGTGATGACTCGTTATAGGTCATATCTTTAGGGCTGAAGCCAATATTTTGCGCTTCTAAAGTGCTAGTTAAATATGCGGTGCTGCGATTATTGCGCGCGGCTTTCCATGCAGCTAGTAAACCTTGTACCTGTGCCTCTGGCAGATCAGCCCCGGTATTTTTTAAAATAGTAGTTGCCATTGGCGTAGCTGCTGCAACTGCTGCAGCCTTTTGAATATCTAATGCAGCTTGAATAGTGCGGCCACCAGTTTGTAATACTCCAGGCAGTAATGATTGAAATGTAACTAACGAACCAATACCCGACATAGGTACGCGCTGGCCATTGACTGCGTAATATTCGACTTCATCGCCGTACTTATTAGTAGTTACTGTAACGCGTGTATTAGATATAAATTCAAAACCTGATGGGCGATTGTCATCCTGATACAAAGACGATACGCGTAGGTAGCCCACGCCATAGAACAGCAACGCATCGACTAGGTAAGCAATCGTAACGCTGCGTGGTTGGCGAATATCCATCTGATCTAGCCATACCGGGCTTTCTAATTTTTTACCTGTAGATTTTTTATATAGGCCAAGATCGATGCTAGAAATTACGCCTGCAATAAGGTTTCTGCAGCGGCTTACGGATGCAACTTGCAAAGCCAGATTGCGATCCATCGCAACGCCATAACCATAGTTAGATAGGCCGCTGTTATAGCTGTACATGCCTACGCCGTAGCTGGTATCCATAATGGCAGGGGCGTATTGGGCAGTAACTTCTGCCTTACCCTTAAAGCCTAAAGTTTCCAGTAATCCCATAAGTGGGATTTTCTCAAATTGTCAAGCATATTACCGATTGTGTGCGGCGTGTCGCTAGGCGTATATCTTTGCTTCCTGTACGGGCTGGGCAAGTATATGAATCACCATAGCAAGGCCAATAGCAATATCTACAGGGCCAGCAGACTTACGGCGCACGATACGCCAAGCTGAGTCATTGATCTTAGCTGCGCTGTTATTCATATGCTGTACTAGCAATTCTTGCCCACTATGGGCTAGTCGGCCGTTACTTAATGCATCGTGTAGATCGCTACAAGCTGTATA